AATTGTATTAAATGATGATTGCTTGCTGATACCCATTGACCAGATTGCAACATAGGGTGCTTCAATTCCATCGTCAACTAGTACGTTGCAATAGAAACGAAGTCGGGCTCTCCAGCCAGCCTTTACATCTTTGCGGTGCATTTCTTCTGCCCAGTCACGGCCTTCTGTTGCAATTGTGTCAACAGCCTTGCGCTTGTAATCTTTTGGATTTACATGCTCTTTAACAACAAATGCTAATCCACGCTTTTCGTTATAACTGGCAGAGTTTTCATCTAACTCTTCAATGAAACGAATCTTAACGGATTGTCCATCTGCAAGTTTTAGCCACTTTATTTTTGGCCCGTCGTTTTCATACTTTGGTCTGTCGAGCAGGGCATTAATGTTTTTGATTCCCTTTACAATGCTCATATATTTCTCCTTTGTGTAGTATATTAGTTTAGCATATTAGATATTGATTTGTCAAACTGAAACTCTAAACCTGCAAGTTCTTCGTCTGGCATATCTCCTATGTCTTTATATTTATCGTTTAGTTTAATAACAGAAACACGACTAGAAAGTCTTTCAACTATTCTATCTTTCATGTTTCCTCCTGCCTCATCATTATCTGCAATAACAATTATGTTATTGAAATACTTTTGAAGCAATTCTGTTTGTATGTTTGAGACATTAGCCCCAAGAGTTGCAACTGCAGGTAGCCCTGCCTGGTCTAGCCTGATAGCATCAAATGAAGATTCGACTACATAAACTCTATCAGATTTTTTAACACGATGCAAGTTAAACAATGTTTTACTTTTAGGAAGTCCTGGAGTGTTCTTAAAATCTTTTCCTTCAATAGATCTACCAACAAATCCCAAAGGAATTCCATCAGGACTGTGTACTGGCACTGTTACCATATCTTGTTTTTCTGAATATCCTAAAGAAAATTTTATACAGGAATCCTTGGTGATTTTCCTGTATGTAAAATACTCTTTCCCTCTATCAGAGTCAACTAGGTTGTTGTAAAGTCTTTTGATAACCAATTCGTCAAAAATTTTGTACTGCTGCTCTTGCACAAGGGCACGATCAATTTCAACAGAGATGTTGTTTATTTTTTCTTTAGTCTTGATAAACCTTGCAGACTCAAAATATGTTCTACCTGATGTGTGCATTACTAGTTCTATTAAGTCTGTAGACTTCTGACAAGAAAAACAAAAAAACATTCCGTTATTTTTGTGTACTTCTGCTGCTGGTGTTCTATGGTTATTATGAAATGGACAAAAGATAATAAAGTCTGCATCAAGTTCAGACTCTACGCTTACACCTGATCCTGTAAGGACTCGCTTAACTTGTTCTGCGGAATAAATATTGGATTGGTTCCGTCTACCCCTACTATCCATTGACTCTTCCTTTTCCCTGCGTAAACTGCTTGTATTGATAATTCAAATTCAAAAAAGTTCTTATTCTCATTATAGCGTATCGTGAAGTCTGGGTCAAGATCAAGTCTTGGAACATAACCACTTAGCCTCATTTCCGATGTTAACAATCTTATATATTCTATTTTTAGTCTTCCAATTATTGAGTCGTCATGAATTACCCCGTCAAGGTAAAACCTCTTAATAGGCTTGTGATGGTAGAACATTGGTGGCAAGTTCTGCTTGTTTTCTGACATACCATATTATACCTACTTATCTTCAAAGTCTTTATATCTATAATAACCTTTATCAAAGTCACATTGAACTAAAAAATCTCCCATAAATCCATTACGATTCTTTCTAAAAGCACATTCAATGATGTCACTGTTAGCAGCACGGCCGAGTGCCAATACCCAGTCAGCATCATAAGCAATTTGTCTAGACCAAGAAGTCTGTCCAAGAGTTGGGACACTATTTAAATCGTTTGCATCATCTGGGGTAGCAGATGAGATAGCAATGATAGGAACTTCTTCTCCAATAGCCATGAGTTTAAGTTCTCTTGAAAGGTTCTTCATTCGTACCGTTTCATTTTCTGACTTTTGGTTTGGGCTCATTAGTTGTAGATAATCTACAATAACAAAGTCTGGTTTATACTGATCAATCTTTCCACGAAGCACTGAAGGATTAATCTCTCCGCCCTGATCGTTAGAGATGATGTGAAACTCTGGCTTACCCTTTAGATTCTTGTCGTGCCAATCTTTAAGCATGTCAAGTTCAATATCTCCGTTACTTAACTTTCTATGAGACCATCGGCCTTCACCCATTATAGTAAAGACACGATTACGAACTTCTGTTTCAGACATTTCAAGACTTATGACAAGTGGGCTACGACCCTGCTTCCAGGCCTGTACAGCGAAGTAGAGAGCCAGCCACGACTTTCCAATACCTGGGTATGCAAGAAAGACTCCTAACTGCCCAGGCATAATTCCTGAAGGAAGGTAATTATCAAACCCTGGTAGCCCTGTCTTAATTCCTACATGGCCTAGTTCTTGCATCTTCTTTACATTTTCAAAATAAGCAATTGCAGACTCTAAGTCTGTAACATCAATGTCACGAATTGCAGAGGTATTCTTTTTTAACTCTGATGTTTTTGTGATCAACTCGTTTAATGCATTTGTTCCATTATTGTTTTGAATATCTGTTGCTGCAGACCTAATGATATCTTTTAGGCTATCTGTTAAGTACTCTCCTTGAAGTTCTTCAAGATGATGCTTAGTTGATCCTATACCTTCTACTGGTTCAAAGTCTCTAAATTTTTCAATAACAAGATCTACTGGAGGAAGTACAGAGTTGTTTTCAAAGTAAAGTCTAACAAAGTTCCAAATGTCTCCGTGAGTTCTTAAAAGGTTGTCAACATTTGCCTGAAGCAAAACATGTATCTGCTTGTCTTTTAAGACAGCGCTAAGAAGTTTTGACTCTGTATTATTCACTTAACCACTCCTTAGCCATTCTTCTACGCTCTGCTCTCTCTTCGGTGTCTCTTACTTTATCTTTTTTTGCTTTCAATATTTTTTCTGCATTGTATGCAAAGTAGTTCCATGAAGGAGTCTCTGCAACTTTAAAGTAGTACTCAAGTATATCGTAGCACCCAGGAAGACTGTATGATTCGACAAGAGCATCTGAGGCCCATTGTTCTACATTTAGATTTAGGGATGGCTTTGATTCGTACCTTGCGGTATGATACTTGTTGTATCTTGAAAGCAAAGCCATGCGGTCTTTGCGTTCGGCCATTACTTTTCTTCAGCCTCGCTTTGGGCTTCTTGAATTTTTTCTGTAAGTTTATCTTCAACAAACTTATAAACACGCTCAAAGGCTTGATTAATATTTTCACCATTGTTTCGTGAATCAACAACTCCAAGATCAATTCTTAGCGATTGAAAGTTTCCTAGGTTAAGCGTGTATCCTAATGTAACGGATACCTTTGTGTCTTCGTTTTCCATTTTATACCCCTCGTTAAATAGATTCGCTCCAAATTGGAATAAATCGTCCATCTTCTGTTCTCGTATATGTAAGTATACCATCGCCCATTCTTCGTGTCAACTCTTGTTTGCTAGGCGTAATATCATTAGTAATTAGTTTGTCTTTTCTTGGTCTGCCAATATGATGTGTAGCAAGTATATCACGAATCTCTTTTACTTGCGACTCTGAATAATATGATCTAACCTGAAAACCTCTTGCTCCACCTTTTTGAGACCCTGTTGGAAAGGGAATCACTTTTCTCTTCATTAAGGATGGTAAATATTTTTTGTGGCGATTAACAAGGTCTGCTGTTTGACCAACAGTGTATGCTCGTTCTCTTTTCTTTTTAAACTCACCGATCAAACAACTTTCAATTTGATCTTTAGTTATATTATAAACAGACATAATACCATTAGACTTATTTAGATGATAAACTCTTACAAGGTCTCCATTAAGAAACCAAACTTTTTTATTCCCTGGGATTACAGGGAGGACATTGTAGCCTTCGCTCTCAATTGTTCCCTTTTTAATAGACACTTGCCCTCCTGAGAATTGCTAGGTGGATGAAAAAACTTTCTTGATCCGCAAATTATACAGTACAACTCTAAATTATTTACTTCTGTATACTGTCTGTCTATAAACATTCTGCCATTACATCTTGTACAATTAATCACTAGTTTGGTATTCCAACTATTATTAAATTAATTCCAATGCTAGTGTCTCCACCAGCGTTAAACTTAATTGACCCTTCAAGTTTTGATGTTGACACACTTTTTAGTGTAACTGTTACGTCTTTTCCAGCATCTGTGTTTCCTACGTTAACTGGTGTTGCTGTTACTACTGGGGCAAACTTAAACTCACTTGGAAAATCATAGGAAAATGGTTCAGATGATCCAGCAGTTTTTGTTATACTGTTTGTAACTTGAACATATCCTCCGATAATTCTTGCTTCTGATGCCTTTACACTTTGCGGACCATTCCTTGGCGTGTCTACTGTTACATACTTATATGTTGAAGGAGATACCTGAGTTGAAAGGTCATTAATAGACTTAACAATTTGATAGATATATGTTACATCTATAGGTTGTCCACGCTCAGGAACAGGTAAAATTGCCATATTATAATTATACCAGACTTACGGTTCCAGAATCATAAACTTCTAAAGAGTCACTGAGTCTTGGATTTATTGAAGATATTTGAATAACTACCCGAACAGACTCTGTTCCAGTTTTTATAAAAGAATAACTTTTAGATAAAGCAGTTTCTACATATTCTGGAGCAGAGCCATCAAATCCAATAAAAACATCATAAGGTATTTGAACAGATGTTTGGCTTGTAGACCAGTTGACTAGAATAGGATTTCCTAGAGCATTAACAACTCCTGGGCCAGCAACGAAGGCTTCTGATCCAGTAATAAAAATCTTAGACCAAGCAGACTTTCTATTTTTATCTTCTGAAACAATTCTAAACCTTACAACTCTTGAGTTAGAAGATGTTACTTTTCCTAGTAATTCTTTTTTAACAATAACATTTTTAATTCCTTTGTCTGACATTATCCAACATCCAGAGCAAATCTAAACTCAATATAGTTTGTTGTGTTTGCTGATTTTATAATTGGTCTAGACTCTATATTTTTAATAACAGAGTAGCCAGTCAAACCATAAAGGGAGTTAGTTGAAGTAATGTTTTCAAGCCTTAGACCATCAAGGCAAACATAAAATAAATCTGATGGAGTTTCATTTTCAGTAACACAGGCATAAATCTTTGCCACAGAAACTTCTCTCCAATCAAAATTGCTAGTTTTATTTAAATCTTTTAATGTTTTGGAAGAAACTATATATCTATTAGTAGAAAAATTAACCTTATTTAAAGCAGTTCCTGCCACATAAGACTGATCATCGATATTAACCTCAAGCCTTGCATACTCTTGACTTGAGTCTGGTCCTGAATGAGAAAACTCTAACAATATTTTAACATTGTCTGGAACAGTTAAGGAATTAGAAACCTTATTAACAACAGAAAATGCTAATCTTAGTTGGTCTAATGGGCTATTTTTTGTAAAGTCTACAGATGTTTGGTTTAGTCTAATATAATGAGAACTAGGATTAATCTGAATCTTTCCGTCTACGCCTGTTGTTAATGTGGAATCATCTCCAACAATAGCAATTATATTATTTAAAAACCTACATCTTTCGTTTCTTGCAACTCTATCTGATTGAGTGAATACCCTGTTGTCTGCATTTGTTTGAAATACGTTGGCTTCTTGATTTATGATACCGTTTTCAGAATCGCCATCCAGGGGCTGGTATTGAACTGGAATAGATATAGCAGATGAACCTGAAGGCTGATAAAGCCAGTTATCAGTATCTGCAAATGAATATATATTTCTACTATCAAACGATCCTGCTGTTGGATTAGAGCCAGCAGAAAATATTCCAACCTCTGTAATCTCATATCTATCTTCTGTAGGAAGTTCTGCAGTTAAAACAACCTTTGATACCCCATCTTCATTAACAAATCCCCTAGAGATAATTGGAACGCGGAACATCTCAAAATCTAAAGATTCTTTTAAGGAGTAGTCTCCAAACACCCCATCAGAAGCCACTGGAGTGGGTCCACAGCCTACGGCAATGTGAGATGCATACGATACGGTCTGGCCAACAAGATACTTGGCTAAAATATTTTTACCTATATTAGTTATCATTAAATACTCCCATCATATATTGTATCACTAAAAACTTCTCCGCTGGTCAATACTTGAACCTCTGTCTGTTCATTTTCTTTGACATTGATAAGATTAATAACAAGATCACCTGTTGTTGGATCAATATAAACAGACTTGCAGTTTGAAACCTTTGTTCTTTTGTTAAGGTCTGGGTCTGTTCCAACTAAGTCATACCCTGTTCCACAAACTGGTAGGTGATCAAAAATAGACAAAGATAAAGATTTAAAGTAAGAGTCTGAAGACTGAAGACTTAAAACATTATTTGGATTATATTGTAAGTATAGATCCGTTAAGTTTTTAATTGGAGAATAAATAACTTTTTGTCCATTAACTAAATCGTGCCTAGAGATAGTTGCAAGTTCGTATCCACCTATGTCTTCAAATATTAAATCTGTCATTATTTCAATAGACATTGTTTCATCATTAAAAAGAATTAAATCTGGAGTTGCAATCTTTACAGCATTAGAACTTTTGCTTGCTTTTGGATCTGGAAGATTTGCCACTGCATCTGTCACTATACCACCTCACTTAAAAATAGTGTCATATCTGGCCCATCAGAATTTCTTGTAAATTCAATGTTGTATACAACAAATCTAGAGTTTGGGTTTGATGCCATGCTTATATCATTTTCTACATAATCAACAGTAACTATATCTCCTAATTGAATAGTAGGTATTGCAAATATCTTAACTCCCATTGATCTTCTAGGCTTTGTTATTTTTTCTACTAGCCACTTCATAAGACCTGCAGCATCATCTTGTGATTGAATATATGGAGTATCAATAGAAAAATCTTTTTTGCCGTAAGTCATTCTACTTAGTTTTATATCTTGATAATCTTGCTTGAATTTGTATGGGTTTGATATTAATTTATCTGCTACAAATTGTGGGTTTGATTCAAGGCTATTTTTATTGAAGTAGTCATCTACTGTCATGTTATTGTCAGACTCTTGAGTAAAAGTAATTCCTTGAATTGTTAAATAATTTCCACTTGTTTCGTCTAAACTTAAGGCTGTGTCTGTTGCATTAAACACCATAAATTCTGCTCCGTATGATCCTGCTCTAAAACCAGAAACAACATATCCTTTTATTTTATTAAACGTAGGAGAAATTTTTGCAGTCAATGCTGGATATGCTTTATCATATTTAAAATTAAATGTTGCTGCTTCTCTCATAATACTTCCAAACTCTTCAAAATATATGTCATACTTAGGAGGTTCTGAAGAACCAATTCCTGACAAGTATGTGTTTTGAATAAGTCCACTGATTGCATATTTTCTAAATGATTCATTTGCATCTATTTCTGTGTCGCCAAAAACAGAGTTGACTGGTGCTCCTAAAGAAAAAGATGTATTTTGAGAATAGTTATTGCACAATGCATAAACATTTTCAAACATTGCTCTTGAAGAACCTCTTGTAAAAAGTGCTATGTTTGAGTATGCTGGTAGTGGATCATTGTCATCTACTGTTTTTATTAGTCTTCCATTCATATATAAATAAAATCTTCTTGTTTTTCCTATGTCTTCATACTCTACTGCTAAGTCATATACCGTTGGATTTTCCTCAGCAAACATTCTTGACTGACCAGTAAATCTTCCATCATCTACTGTAATTTGAGCAAGACCATCCCAAAGTGGTACTGGAATTCCAACACCGTTACTAGACTTTACCTTGTAAAAGAAAACATTGCTTACGCTCTCTCTATCTTTTTTTGAAAGTTTTCCTAAACCAAGTGCTGCTATTTCAAAATAGTACCCAACATTTGTTGTCGGGTTTAACATTACTGCAATACCAGCAGACCCTCCAGAAATGTTAATATTTTTATCTGGTGTAGACCCATTAACAACGTAGTAAGTTGAAGATCCGTTAGATGTTTGTCCACGATCTTCATTACTTTCTATCTTTCCAACAACTCTTAACCTTGTTCCAAAATGTTTATATTTTTTTCCTTCAAGACTTTTGTGAACATAAGATATAAAGTTTCTTGGTTTTTCTTTTGTTGTAAAGTTAGGTCCAGTTAAAGATAAAGCAGATGATTGGATTGATCCAGGTAGTTGCTGAGTATTGGTTGTTATTTCTCCAACAATCGATGTTGACATAAAGTTTTTAATAATTCCACTTCTAGAAGAAGTTCTTGATAAGGCATCAGCAGATATATTTGTGTCAGTTGTTTTTCCAGCAGAAGAATTTGTTGTTGTAAGTTCTAAAGTCTTTTTTTCAAACAGGTATTCTGAGGACATATAACAACCTTTTACGTTATCGTTAGACTTCCAATAATCAGATATTCCTGCAGAGTGTGCAACAACTGTTGTTCCAAATTGACCACGACCATGTTTTTGCACTTCTCCATTTTGAAGTTTTATAACTCCAGACTGCTCAAAGTACTTCGGCTCAGAATATATTCTTACAAGTCCTGTTGGGTAAATTTTTCCATTAAAAGGAAGTTTAGAAAAATAGTTTTGATACTCTTCATTTGATGTAATCCACACATTGCCAAAACCGCTTATGTTGTATTGAACTGCATCATACTTTATAATTTCTCCACTAGAATAAAAGTATCCGCTATATCTTGTAATCCAGTAGGCAGCCTCGCCTAAACTAAATGTATTATTAATAACTATGTTATTTTTTACAACTGGAACATCTGCAGAAAGATTAGAGTTTAGTGGTATTGCACTAAGAACATAAGATGATTGAGTTCCTACTTCATTGTTTATTGACTTTGTGTTTTCGGTTCCAGATACTTCCCACAAGAGTGCGGGCTTGTATATATAAAATCTTTCTTCATCTAATAGGCTTGCTTGTCTTAAAGAGCCGATAGATCTCTGAATGTGTCTTACTTTATAGTTAATTACTCCGTCGTTGTACACGCTATTTGGCTGTGTAGATAAAGATATAATGTTAGAAAGTTTAGAGTTTGGCAGTGTTTTATTTTTTATTTCTGCTTCTTGAAATAAATCATTTGTTCCCTTAAGTGCAAATGCTGTGGGCCTTTGCTCTTTTGTAGGCATCATGTAGTCTTTGCTCATCATAACAAAATTGTTATATTCATCAAAAAACATTGTTGTTTGAGTAGAAACGGCTAAATTTTCAAGAATCTCTGCAACACTTTGATCTGGTCCAACAAAGAAGTAAGGAATAATTGTTTCTTTTTCATCATTAACTCTTTTAAAAGTATAGTTAGAAAAACCAATATAATCTAGTAAAAGAGAAACAGCAGAACTTACAGATACTTCTGTCATTAATATTTGTGGAGCAGTGATAGATTCTAGATACCAGTACATATCCCTTAAAGACATAGACACTGTTTTGCCCATTAAGTCTTGTTTAGGAAATGAATCTGAATATAATGTTTTAATTGGAACATAGTAGTCCCATCCATTAACATCTATAATTACTTCATAAAATTTAAACTGAACATGCCGATTAATGTACTTTGCAATAATACTAAAAGAATTGTTTTCATTAAATGCTTGATCGTAATCAAATATGTCGATGTTTCCATTAGAGGCAATCAACTGACCAACTGGCAATCCGCTTAGCCCAAGATCTGAAGCACTCTTGTTAACTGAGTAGTTTAATGTTTTATCAGAAACATTCATGACTAATCTTGGAGATATTTCTATAAGATCAAATGTTGAATCTTTTACATTCATAGAGTCAACAACAATGCGAACTCCTGAGATATAGTCCAACTCTCTGTATTGTAGTTTGCCATCTAGTAATCTTGTAAACACATTCGGAGATGTTGCATCTGTAACAAAGTTAGTAAGTCTGTCAACAGTTTCATCTTGAATATACCATCCATATTTTGGGGTATTGATTGTGTATTCTGTTCCATTCCAAATATAATACTTGCCTATGCTGTTTTCATTTTCTTTAATTAAATAAGCATATCCTATAACAGACTGCTCTGGAAGTAAAGAAATACTTGTGTATGTTTCTGCAAACACAAAGTTTGATCTCCACTCATCTGGAACAAGTAGTCCGTACGCTATCTCAACGTATCCATCACTTTTAATAATAGATGAGCCATCAGATCTTCTTATTGATGGATTAAAAGAAATAACATCTTCCCAGTTATTATCTTTTAAGAATTGAATCTTCCATCTTGACGGAACCTTTTGGTTTAACTCTCCAAAGAATGGATCAGAAAAAGATCCTGTAGGTGACGAAAATGGTCCAAGGTCTTCTGTACCAGTATGGGTTTGCATTTTAACAACAACTCTGTTAATTGGAATCTTTTCTTTATAAACAACAAAAGGGCAGGAATCTTCTATAGAGTTTTCAGAACCTCTTACCTTAGAAGCAATTCCATACTCTTGCCCAGATTCTGTTCTGTATGATGTCCAATACTTAAACTTATCATTTTTATCTGACATGTAGTATCTAGGTCTATCGGCCATAAACAGGTTTGGATGATGTAGTTTTCCGTTTTCAAAGAAAACAGCCTTATTGATTCCAGATCTTGGTCTAAACTGCTCAAAGCATGACTCTAAAGAGTATAGTGATTTTAGTTTTTCTTTTTTAGTTAAAAATGTTGTTGGAATATTATTGTTATCAAAAACCCCATCTACTAAAACATCTGCATCAGTTGCTCCAGTATAAAAATTTCCAGCATCATTAATGTCAAAACTTGTTGGAAGAGAAGAGTAAACTAGATTAGTTTGTGTTGGTCTATACCTATAGTTTCCAATATGTTTTATGTTGGTTGGAATGTTCATATTCCATTCTGCGGTTATGATTGACTTGTTACGTACCGTCGAAGAAGTCTCTAAAAATGTTTGTAAGTCCTTATCTTTAAACATTATACTTCTTCCAGACTTATTGAAACATTCCAATAATCAAAGTTTGTTCCTCTTTTTTCAACAGAATAAGAAAAATCACTAATAAACATTTCTATTAGTTGGTTGTATTGTACTAGGTGTTCATAAGGGTCTGGCGTTCCTTTAAATATTCCTTTTCTGTCATATGCAAGAAATACCCAAAAGGATCCTTTGTGAGAATCATACCACTCAAGCATGTCTCCTCCACCTGATCCACCATCTGTTGTGTAAGACCTATATGGGGATACTCCAGTTCCTGAGTTAAAGGTTGGTATATCAGCATGAGACCTTGAAGGAATTAAATCCCAACTAGTGCTTAGTGTTAGTTTATCTGCAATGTGGTATGACCTCATTCGCCCATTAATCATTCTTTCACGCTTTTCAATTCTGTCTTGTGAAAACTCAAGTGGTTGTCTATTATCGTCAGTAATTAATAAAAACTGATTTAACAACGATGCATCTTCTATGCCTTCTAGATCTACACCTATCTCATAGCCATTTGGAACATACAAACCATTTTTTAATGTTCCAGAATTATCAGACCAGAGCATTCCGCTTGGTCTATTATATTTTTTACGACCTCGAATATAGGATACCCTAGGATCTATCTCTTCATCGAGCATTTAAGGACACCCCCCTAATTCTTCTATCGTCAACCTTTTTAATTGTTGACATTACTGCTTGTGCAATTTCATTTGGATTTGCATTTGTCTTAGCATTAACAGTTAATGTATATGTATTATTATACACTGATCCACCAACTGATTCTCCACTATTTATTTTTTTCATGTTATCTACCCCGTAAGAATCTACAGCATACTTGCTCATAACAAATTCTCCAGGAGTAAGCATTGCAGGGACTGTATCTGTACCAACAGAATATCCGCCTTCGGCAAAGTATTTTGGAACTAGTCCTCCTGTTGCCAGGGCTACTCCATCAAAATCCCTACCGTAATAAACATCACGGTCTGTGACGATAGATCTTTTTTGTCTAAGTAGCGTTTTCACCTCAAGAGCCTTTTCTTTAAC